ACCTTTTCCTAGCTTTGATTCAACTACAAAGCTGGTTTGATCGAAGACTTCTCTAATTAGTTTCATGTTAGCTTCCTACAACAGATTCGTCATCGTGTGCACCGAATTGTGCAGTTTCGATCTTAGGTGCATAACCACCAACTTTGCGTAAAATTAAATAACATTGTGCTTCTGCACCAGCGATTGTGACAACTACATCGCTTGTGTTTTCAATTGTATCAACAAAACCATTTCCTGCAGCAAATTCCATATAGTCTGCGCCACCACCTGGAAGTGTTAATATGTTAACTGAATTTCTAGTGATAGTTATTGTAGCACTAGGTAAACCTACCCACTGAACACCAACAATATTAACTGTCTGTGTAGCACCATCTAATGCTTGTGATGCTGTTAAAATATCAGTTTGTAGATCAATAGTTGCAGCTGCTGCAGTGCCTGCGATTTTAACAACTGCTTCTTGTGCAGTATTTTTTAATATTGTTTTAACAACTGCCATTTTATTCCTCTATTCGTTCAAGCACATAAAAGAAGTTTTCTTTACTCTCTCTCATGTACTCGATAATATCTGTTTGATCTTGTAATAAGTTATTTAGGAACGCTTGGGTGCGCTCGCTAATTGCTACAATTGAATCATCATTTAACACATAGTGTAGTTTATTTTCAACCAAGTTGTCGAGTTTATTTAATTTTCTAATCTCTTGGACAACTGGGTCTATAGTAAAAATTTTAGAAGAAGCAAGACTAATATAATTTTCTATTAGCGTATCTGTTACTTTAACATCATGGTATTCTTTGATGATATGAGCAACTGTATTGTCAGATAAATTTTCGTATAAATCTTTTGATACTTCTTGTTCTAATTTTTTAGCAATATGTTCTTCTTTAATGTGACGTCTTGCTTCTTCTAAAGTCTTAAATTTAGTTTCACTTCCATCGATCAATATTACGTTATGGTCATTCAACATAATGTTATGACCATAACAGCGAATATGTTCTACGATATTCGCTTTGATTGATTTATTGAACTGGTGATATCTCATTACTCTGCAGATTCTTCTTCTGGAGATTTAAACATACTTTGTGCTACTTGTGTTCTCATATCTTCTAGTTTGGCAGATACTTTCTGCGCCATTGCAGCAGAGAATGCATTTTCTGTTTCAAGTGCATCGCCAGCAGCGATAGCATTTACTAATGTGTCAATTGTTTCACTCATTCAAATCTCCTATTATGTGGGTTTCTTTTTAGCAGGTTGTTGCTGTTCTTCTTCAGGTTGAATCATATTCTGTTGCATATAGTTATTAGCAGCAGTCTGTTGCATACCTTGTTGCATACCTTCTTGTTCAGCATTAGACATATGAAGTTGTTCTTCATCGTCAATCTGCTTTTCAATCTCTTCAATCTGATCGTCGTCAAGACGCAGAATATTTTTACGAACCCATTGCATTGAATAGTACTTACCAACAAATGGATCAATCTGTTGTAGAGTTGCCATACGTGCAGTTAGAATCTCAGCATCTTTTAATTCGCTATAGTGATTGTCTTCTAAGAAATCATACTTTAGATTATGAGCGATATCTTCCCACTCGTCTTCTCTAATAATGTTCTTAGCAACCAACTGCACACGAAGTGCATTTGAAATCAATACAACAAATTTCTTACGAAGTCTAACGATAAATTTATTAAACTTAACTTCATCACGGCTAATCTCTGTTGAACGACCAATACTAAATCCTTGTTGCTGTTGCAAACGAGAGATTGGAACATTCAATGCATGATATAATTTACCTTGGAAGTATTCAATGTCTTGAATTTCACCGAGATTCTGACCACCTGGAAGTGTAGTAATCTCAGTACCTTTACCACCTTCACGACGTGGCATCCAGAAGTCTTCCATCATTGATAGATGACGACGATCATCACGTGTTTCACCAGTGGTTGCATCATAAACAATCTTATTACGGAACTTGTTCATAATGTCGTTAACGTATTGTTCAGCTTTTAGCTTGGGTAAGTTACCCACGTCAACATAAAAGATTCTACGTTCAGGCGCACGGCTAATGCGATAGATGACCAATGAATCTTCGATCATCTTCAATTGATTAACTGGCTTGATTGCCTTATGAAGATAAGACATCATCATACCAGTATTTGAGTCTACATAACCAGATGGTGCATAGACTACAGAATCAAGAGCCAATTTAACACCCTGTGTTGTCTGCTCAGTAATTCCTTTATCATTGTAAAGGTAGTATTCTTCTACAGTCTTTACAACTTCAACTCCCTTTGGAGTTCTTTCTTTAATGATATTTTTGATCCTACGAATCTTACGTGGATCAATATATCTTAGTTCCTGAATACCTTGTTTGGCATTTGCTGGATCTATAAGAATTTGATAATATAATCTTCCATCAATATACCAAGAGCGGAAGATTTCATGTGCTCTATCATTAAAATGTAGTAGCTTTAAAACATTATCAAACTCTTCTTCTATTTTCTTTTTAATACCAGATGATACTTTAACCTCATCCATCATAATTTCGATAGGACGTTTGGCTTCATCTGCAACAATAGCTTCGTTAACAATGTCTTCGATAGCACCATCACAATCACTATACTGCGATACTTCACGATAGCGACGAATTAAATCATTCTCGTTTTTAATTGTACCTTCGAGATCCATGACCATACCGTAATGCCCACCAGCATTCACGCCAGTGTTTATTACGGTTGCGCCTGTCTCGACTGGACTCGGAGTAACTACACTTGGTAGATCCGAGTCCTGCTTGCGTTTTATTTCAAAACCAAAAATCTGCATTATATAAACCTCAGTTAATTATTAAACAGGGATAGTGCCGATTGGTGTATCAATAGAAACATTAACACCAAATCCAGCAGAAGCTCCAGTGTTTGAAGTGAAGAAGTTGTAAGTAAACTCTACATCAAACTGTTCAATTGCATTTTGTTGTTCAAAGTCAAGTCCAACTGCAGAGATGCTAGTTGGATAAGCATCGTGGAATTTGTAACTCTTAATAATTGCACCATTACGATCCAATTGGTGAACATTCAAGTCAACCTGATAGTCAGTAGGGTTAACACGACCAGTAGTCGAATTATAGTTTTGAATACCAGACTGCCACTGTTCTAATGAATTACGGATACCGAATGTTGTATCATTGTAGATTGAGATAGTCCATGGTTGGAATGTTCTCTCTCCAGCAAAGTTAACAGGACGTCCACGATACAGAACAGGAATGTTTTCAATTGTAGATCCAGGTAGTTGTGCTGCTTTACACAAGAATTGTGCTCTTTGTCCAGCAACCACACCTAGAGTAACATATGACGGAAATGTTAGTTCTACACGAAACTGATTAGGGCGAGCACCGCCCCCAATCATCTGTGCTTTAAAGTCAGCAATATTTGCCATTTATTTCTCCTTTGTGTTCTTTCTATTTATTCTTAATTACGCACCGATTTCGGTAAAGCTAATGCTTGAACGAGCAGCAACGAAGTTAAGAGTAATATAGTTGATAGAACGATTTGGCTTAACAAAGATATCTGCAACAAATTCATTGCTGTCGATAACTTGTCCTGTATTGTTTGTCTCATCACACTTAACAACGAAATCAGTAATACCACGACGACCTTGTACGTCACGTAGGAATGGCTCTACTAAACTCTTGAACTGTGCACGAGTGAATGGGTCGTTAAATTCGAACAACTGGAATTTAGCTGCTGTTGCAACTGCCTTCTCAAGAACGATGAATAGACGACGAACATTGATACGATCGAACGCACTTGGTTTTGCCAATAGTGTTTTATCGCCATAAAGAACAGTACCTTCTCCTGGGAATGAAACAACTGGGTTAACACCAGCTTTGTACAACATATCACGTTGTGTTTTATTTGGATTGAATGCTAAGCGAACAACATTCTTAACTTGTCCACGATTCAAACCACCTGGAGAGAACCATGGGTCATTGTTGTAGTCAGTACGAGCACATAGACCAGCAATGTCACCATTCAATGGAACATAACGGTATACGTCATTGTAGCGGTCGTATTGATATTTGTAACCAGAATCCATAACAGCGTATGAGCTGCTTGGTAGTGCGTTACGGTATGCAATAATTGCATTTTGTTCTGTAGAACTAGCACCAATGATAGGATCACCGCTAGAAACATTCTGTGGAGAAACAAAAGCCACGCAGTCTAAACGAGATTCTGCAACAGACTGAATAACGTAAGTAGCAACAGTAGTTGATGCATCACCAGCCATAACTAATGAAATGTCATACTGTTCTGCGTTTGCTAATAGTGCATATGCATTTTGTTTTGCAGCATCAGTAACAGCCCAATCATCTGCACCGCCAGTGAATGAACGATACTGAGAAGCAGTTAATGATTTGTATGTTGAACCTGCAGCAGCTGTACCCCAGTTAACTGTACCAGTTACGCTAGTAAGAGCAGTTGGATGATCCATCCACCAGATCCAGTCTGAGTTAGTATTGATTACGCTCTTGTAGTAGTTGTTTGTACCATCAGATTTTCTAGCGTCAGATGCTTTTGATACAAATGCAAATTTTTCTAGGATAGTACCAGCAGTACCAGAGATACCACCATCTTTGTCGAAAACAACGATATGCATCTCATCATTAGAACCACCTTGGCTTGTTGCCCAAGTAGATGTAGATGGAGCAGCATCGAACAGAGAAGCACAGTCAATAGTAGAACCAGCAATAGTAGCTGTCCAACCAGTAAATGTTGCTGCGTCAGCAAACGCTACAGAGATAGAGTTACCTTTAGAACCTGGATATCTTGCAGCAAATTCACCAACAACACCCAGACCAGATGCCCAGCTTGATAGGTAGTTAGAACCATTGTTGATCTTAACACCAGCACTAGTAGCAT